ATGTTTCTGAAAATGGCGATACTGCTACTATGATGCTTAATAAGCGCATAGGAAACACTTATAATGAAGATGGTACATTAGCTGAAGTCGGAATACAAGGCGACCAATTCGCCAATGAAATGCTTTACCTAAAGGCTTGCATGAACGTTAAAAATGTTGATGTAGAGATAAATTCTATTGGTGGTGATGTTATTCAAGGTTACAACATTGTTAATGCTATAATTAAACATGAAGCTAATACTATATGTACCGGTATATGCGCATCAATGGCAGTATCTTGTTTAATAGCTGGTAAAAAAAGAAGCGTAGTTGATTATGGCTCTTTAATGACTCATTCAGTAAGCGGTGCAGAAGATAATGATAAAGTATTAGGCATCTTCAATGACAGTTTAAAAACTCTTTATTTAGGTAGAACTAAATTAAATGCAGATACAGCAGATACAATGTTTAAGGGCGAAAATTGGTTTTCAAACTCTAAAAAAGCCGACTATTCTTTACAAGATGCGGTTGACATGGGTTTTGTAGATAATATTATTACTACTGGCAAAATTGTAAAAGGAATTGCAAACGCTAAAAAAGAGTTAACATCATTAGCACACATATATAATACACTAAACTTAAACGTAACAAAAACAAATAACATGGTTGAATTAAAAAAAGTTTTAGACCTTAAAAATGACTTATCAGATGAAAAAGCTGAAAGCATTGCGGTTGAAACTATAAACAATTTGAGAAGTGAAAACTCAACACACACAACAAACCTTACAACAGCTTTAGCTAAGGTTACAGAATTGCAAAATAAGATTGATGAAGTCGAAAACGCTGCAAAAACAGAAAAAACAAGAATAGCTACTGAAGCCGTTGAACAATGGATTACAAAAGGCAAAATTAAAGTTGAAAACAAAGCGGTTATGATTATCATGGCTGAAACTGATTTAAACGCCTTTAACATCTTAGTAGGTACTTCAAACACCGAAAAGGCAGTTACTATCTTCAACAAAGGCGTACCGCCAGTAGATAATAGCCGTGATGCTTGGACATTTACACAATGGCTTAAAAATGATTCAAAAGGTTTGGACAAAATGTGCAAAAATGACGCTGAATTCGTAAACAAATTACCTAAATAATCTAAAAAAAAACATGAAAAAAGTATTAGCAATAATCGCAATCGTAATCGTATCATTTACGTTAAATGTAAAAGCACAAAACGCACCAGGTCTACCAACAAGAGTTCAATCTCCTTTTGGACCCGTAACCACTAGCACAATTGCAGTTACAGGTGCAACCACCGTACCAGTAATAAACAATGTAATGTACGTTGACGCTTCAACCGCTCCACTTACAGGTAACATAACTATTAACTTAACCTTTAATTTGGCGAGTAAAGTTGGTTCAAAAATCTTTATGAAAATAACAACTACTGGTGTACAAACTGTAACTTTTGGTACTGGGTTTATTTGCCCTACTCTAACAGGTGTAGTTAATAAAACTTTTGCTTGTATATTCTACTTCGACGGATTTAATTACATACCAACTGGTCAACCGTATCAAATTAACTAATAAAAATAACAACTAAAAAAACAAATCATGGCATTACAAAAAGATATATGGCTGCCGTTTATTGAAGAAGTTTTGTTCCCGATGGACAGCTTTTTAGAGCAATCAGAAGATGATAGCGCTTACATAGACGGCTTAAACATTCACATACCACAAGCAGGGGCAACTCCCGGTATGGTACAGAACAACACTAACGTACCTTTAAACATTACTCAACGTACAGATAGCGAGCTTATCTATACGATGAATAACTATAAGTTAGTTCCTTTAGTTGTTACAGATTATGAGAAGTTACAAATTTCTTATGATAAAATGAAGTCTATTTTAGGCTCATATTACAAACAAGCAGGTTATGGTTTAGCTAATGTAGGTATCTACTCTTGGCAACCAACTGGCGCAACTCGTCAGGTACGTATGACTGGAGCGGCAACAGGTAACGCATTAGCACCCGGTGCAACTGGTACTCGTAACGCAATTACATTAGCAGATATTTTGGCTTTACGTGTTATTTTAGATAATGATTTCGTACCTGCAGAAGATAGAAAACTATTAATGTCTCCTGAAGTTCACGCACAATTGTTAAGCATTAATAACATTCAATCTTTTTATGCGTATAATTCATTGTCTTTACAAACAGGTAATACGCCGAAAGTATTTGGTTTTGAAGTTATGGTTCGCCCACGTTTGCCAATTTTTGACAACTCAGCTACTCCTTTATTGAAGTCTATTATTTTAGATACTTCAGCAGTTGGTGGTTTAAGTTTTGGTACACCAGTAAGCCCAGCAGCAACAGATAACTTATCAGTTTTTGCTTTCCATCCTGACTTCGTATCAAAAGGTAAGTCGGCTGTAAAATTGTTCACTCAAGTTGATATGCCTCAATACTTCGGTAGTTTGGTATCAGCAGAGGTAAACTTTGGTAGCTCACCTCGTCGTACAGGCGGAGTTGGTACAGCAGTTTTGATTCAACAATAATCTTTAAGGGGTGGGAAAGTTAGCAATAGCAATCCTGCCCTTTATAAAAATAAACCCTTAAATAAAATTAAAATGGCAAAGTTAACAGCAGCACAAACAAAAGCAATTGCATTAGAAGTAGCTAACATGCACAAAACAAAAAAGGTTATTAAGAAAAACTTAAAGCCTGAAGATATGGACAGAAACGACACCGTATCTGTTAAAAAAGTTCACGTTCTAATGCCATCTCAGGGAGCTTTCATCGACTTAAACGAAGATGAAGAAAATAAGTTAAGAGATTACGCTATGGAAAAAGACCAAAGCATCCATGTTTTTGAACATGAATTAGAGGTAAAATCAAAAAAAGACTAATTTTTAAAATTAAATAAATGTTTAACGTAAAAGTAAATAGAACAAACGGAGGTATAGGTAGACAAGCGGCAGGAACGGATTACTACGCAGGGTATATCCATTACCTTAAAACAAGTTCTACATTGCCAACTGCATTTACGACTAATCAAATACAGTTATTACGCTCGTTAAATGACTTAGTTGCATTAGGCATTACAGGTAATTCAGCAGACGAAATACGATCAACTGGCGTACGTACTTATACGGCACCTGGTACAGTAGGAGATACAGAAAGTTTTGTGTTTACAAATCCTATCAATGGAGTTGTAACAGCATTAGGTTCTTATGTTGTACAAGCAAGTCCAACTGTTACAACTACTGCAGCACAAGCAGCAGCAGCAATTAACGCCAATACATATTTAACAAACTTTTCCGCAATTAGCGCACTTGGTGTACTTACAATTACTCCTCCTGCTGGTTTTGGTTTAGCTTTAAATACTTTAACGCCTATTGTTTCTAACTTAAATACTTCGGCAACAATTGTAGCAACAAACGCAGCCTTTACAGGTGGTGTTGGTTCTGAATTAGACCAAATATATTACCACGTATCAGAACATTTTAGAATGATGGGTGTAATTACTGGCAAAGCGCAGGGTATGTTATGGCTTGGCATTTATAAAGCTGGCGCATCAACTTACTCAACTTTTTCAGAGGTTTTAACATTAGAAGCGTTTGCGCCTATGATTAAAACTACTTTAGTAGTAGCTACAACAACACCTTTTGCAACATCACATATCACAGCATTAAATGCGAATGTAATTGCATTACAGGCGTTAAACACACCAACACGCATTATATACAACCCTGATATTTCAAGCATTGCAAATATAGGTACAATTGCAAACGTACTTACATTAAACAGCGCAGGTGTACAAGTTGTATTAGGTCAAGATGCGGCAAATGTTGGTAACAGATTATTTAAAGCGAATGGCAAATCAATTGCTTGCGGAGGTACTACTTTAGGCTCAATTGCAGCAATTAAAGTAATGCAATCGCAAGGATGGAGAGGTGGAGTTAATGTAGTTGATACATTAGAATACACGTTATTAGGCTTTAGCAACGGACAAACATTCGCATCATTAGGCAGTAATTTATTCAGCACTCAAACAGGCGTTGATGCTTACGGATGGGTGTTTTTAATGAATGAAAGCACAGACCAAAGCTCAGCATTATTTGGTGGAGTGTTTTATAGCTCAGACCAAATGTGTGTTACTGCAACAAATGACTACGCTTATATGCCTAATGGCAGAACAATAGATAAAGCATCAGTAGGCGTAAGAGGTGCAATTTTACCTGCATTAGGAGGTAACGTGTACTTCAATGCAAACGGCACTTTAACCAACGATTCTATTCTTTATTTACAATCATTGGGCGATTCAATTATCGGCGGCAAATCTGCTACTGTAATTGGTTCAATGGTAGCTAATGGAGAAACATCTAACGGTAAAACAATTATTGACCCTTCACAAAATGTGCAAGGCACAAGCAACGTAAATGTGACTATGCAAATAGTACAAGCAGGTGTTTTAAGAATGATAACAATTAATATAGGCTTTAGAGCCACAATATAACATGGCAGTAATCGTACCAGTTTTAGCGAATGGCAAATCAATTGAAAATGCCGATGTAACAGTATCTATCATGGGTATAATTATAAATGGATTAAAAAAATTCATGTGGTCTGATGGTTTGCCGAATAAAAAAGGCATTACCGGAAGAGGTTCTGACTTAGTATCTTACGTAAATGGAAAGCGTGATAAGTCAGCCGCTATGACTATTATGTATGAAGAGTATGCTAACATTGAAGCAGCAGTACAAGCAGCAGGATATGATGATCTAAGCGGAGCGCCTTTGTTTCCTGTTACCGTAACCTTTACAGACCCAACATTCGCAACAATATCTTATGTATTTCTTTGCGGATTTACAACTGCTCCTGTTTCAACAAGCGATGGAGATACTGGTACTGAATGTGAGATTCCTTTATTTTTAGCATCAAAAAAACGAATATTATAAACCCTTAACCCTTAAAGAAAAATGTCAAAAAAAGAAATTAAAAAAGATGAATTACCATTTAAAGGGGAATTATCTGAAACTGAATTAGCAGCATTAAAATTAAAGCATCCCGGATTAAAATCAATAGGTTTTGAATATGGCGATTTTTTTAATCAAGAAGAAAGAGCTATTATTTATATCAAGCCCTTTACTTTAGAGTTGTACAAAGCAGCTTTAAAAGTTGCCGAAGCAGATAAAACAAAATTAGACTTAGCTCAATGGGTATTAGTTAATTTGTGGATTGCAGGATTTGATCCAAAACTTATTTCAGAAGATATTGAATGGTTTAAAAACTTTGCGGCAACTGCTCAGGTAATTGTATGGCAAAAAGCTGGTGAGATAAAAAAAAAATAAAAGATAATAAACTACCAAAAGTAGCTAAGACCGCAGCAGAGGAAATTCGGATGAATATAGCCCTGCTGCGTTTTTATTATAGGGAAAATCCCGAGAAATGGAGTTTTAATAAGTATTGCAAAAGAGTTAGTGAAATGGAATTTTGTTTTGAATATATGGGCTTACATAATAAACCATTAAAATAAAATGGCAGTAGTTGATTACATAATTAACGGTAAAAATAATTTATCTAAGGTATTAGAAAATATAAAGAAAGATGCCGATAATACCGATAAAAGCGTAAGCAATATCGGTAAAGGTGGCGTTGGTGGTGGTGGTGGTAATATGCTTGGGTCTATTGTTGGCGGCAATTTAATTGCTGGAGCAATAGGAGGAACATTAGGGCGTTTAAAAGAATTAGGAGGGCATATACTTGACAATACAATTAAATTTCAAGCCTATGAAAATGTAATAAAAGCTTCATCTCGTTCAGAAGAAGAGGGGGCATATAATATTGCGTTTTTAAATAAAGAAATAAAAGACTTAAAATTAAACATTGATGCTGCTTACGATGGCTATAAAACATTTTCAGGAGCATTAATAAATACATCTTTACAAGGCGATGTTGGAAATAAAGTATTTGACCAGATAAGTAAAGCTGGTACAGTAATGCATTTGTCAGGCGACCAAATGAAAGGAGCTTTTCTTGCTTTAGGGCAAATGGTTTCAAAGGGAACTGTTCAAGCAGAAGAATTAAGAGGACAATTAGGGGAAAGAATACCAGGGGCTTTTAGTATAGCTGCAAAAGCTATGAAAATGAGCACCTCGGAGTTAACAAAATTCATGCAAAAAGGACAATTGCTTGCAAAGGATTTTTTACCTGCATTTGGAAATGAATTAGAAAAAATGTTTGCCGATAAATTGCCACAAGCTTTAGATAGTTTGCAAAGCAAAATTGAAAAAACAAATACGGAATGGGAAAATTTATTAACAAATCTTGGAAAATCAAAAACAGGAACGTTAAATTTGGTTGTCGATGTTACAGAAAATATAATAAAAAATTATAATGAACACGTTGAAAACGAAAATAGAAGAGATGCAGCGTTAGAAAAATATGGAGTAAATAATTATACTACTTGGGAAAAAGCCCAAGAAGCTATGCACTTTGGTAAGCATACAAGAGGGGCAATGTCATCAGATGAAGATTTTGCTAAAAATGTACATCAGACATACGGAGCTAATACAGATGATGAAAAATCTGTTATGCGTGAAAAATTAATAACTTTAGCTCAAATGTCAAAAAACTATATTGGCAATATAGAAGGCATGAGTGCTTTAGAAAGTCAAAGAAGATTAGCTATAATAAAAGCTGAAGAAGATGAGTTAAGAAAATTTATATCTGTAAAAGGCTTAAAACCAGGTACTGGAGATAAAGGTGATTTTGGAAAAACAAATGGTCAAACAAGTGGCACAGGAACTACAATAGAATCTGGAACGCCAAAAAACTTAATTATTAATGTTTATGGGGGTGTGGGTACGAACACTACAATTGAGAATAAAAACAATTTAAAATTATCTACTGAAGAAGTTGGTATGAAGTGGCTTGAATTAATTAACG